TGTGTCGGTGAAGCGGAAGCCCTCGACGCACGCCGGCTGGACGTGGTGACCTGCCTGCGCCCGGTGCTGGCTGGCCCAGGAGTACGCGTCTGCTTCGGTGAGCCCGTTAACGCTGGCGCCACACGACGGGCAGTTACCCCTCCAGGTGTCACCGAACGCGAAGTCCGCCAGTGCCTCGCGGGCGCCATCCTCGAACTCGGTGTTCCACTCGCTGTAGGGGCCGAATATCTCGCGCTCGACCGCCTCGGCCAGGCCGGGATAGTCCTTCTCGCTGTCGCGGATGTCGTCCATAACGTGCTCGCGGAACCGCTCGCTGCTGTACCGCTTGAGGCGCATCTCGCCCCGCACCTTCTCGGCCCAGTACTGCGGGTTCACCCGGCCGCCCCGGAAGAACTCGAACATGTCCTCGGGGCGGGAGAACGTGAAGGTCCCGCAGTCTCCGTTGACGGTCAGGCAGCCCGGCCAGGTCACCAGGTCGAACCAGTAGAAGCTGGACCGCTCGGGCTTGCCGGTCTCCTTGTTCGGCGCGACGTGCATGAAGCGCACGTGCCGGTACAGGCCGTCATCGCGGAGGACGGTCATCTGGTGCTGCGCCGTCTCGGCGGCGAAGCGCGCGGCTACGTCTGTCTCGGTGCTCATGCTGCTCTCACTTCCGCCGCGTCAACCCAGCGGCCATCACAGGACGGGGCGGTAAAGCGCGGCCACGCCGTCTCCAGGTGCGACCGGGCAAACTCTGCAGCGGCGACGTTTCCGGCCTGCTCGGCGGCTGTAACCAGATCCGCGAGGGCCTTCCTGACTGCCTCCCGACGCAGATGCGCGTGGTCATAGAACTTGTGACAGGACGCGCACCGCGGCTGGTAATGCTCCGGTTTGATCGAGAAGGGAACACCTTCGGGCGACACACGCTCATCGGGGTCCTGGTGGTCATAGGACCAGTGGACTGCCGGCCTCTCGCCGCAGTCCGCGCACTGCATCGTCCGGGCTGAGCCGGTGATGCGCCGCAACCGCATGTGGACGGTCCGGTAATCCACGATGTCATCGGATAGCCAACCAGGACTATCCGGGCCTCGACGCACGTTGCGTTCGCTCGGGGCGATGACGATGTGCGGGCTTCCGTGCCGCTCGATGCGAGTGGCGTGCATGCTGCGCAGACGGCAATAGTGCATCTCGCAATAGAGGTTGACGCTGCTGCGCTTCGGCTTCGCGCAGTCCTCAACCGTACAAATTCCGGTCATGCCGCCGCCTCACCGCCTTCCGCGTACTGGGAGCACACGTCACGGCCCTGGCAGCACAGCCCGTCGTGCTTCAGCAGGCCGGCCCGGTAAGCCCAGTCGGGCCCGAGCGTGATCTCGTCGTGACATTCGCGGGCCAGCGGAATCGCGTTGTCCTCGTCGGTGATCGATCCGCCCCGCGCCCGCGATAGAGGCTCGTGGAGGTCGTCGGCCGGCCGGTGGCATTCGTCCCGGCCGCACCCGCACATCACGGTTCCCTCGCGGCGGTCGGGCCAGAGCCGGTCGGCCATTGCGGCGCGTTCCCGGTTCTCCCGCTGCCGCTTCTTGCTGACGGGCCGGATCGGCCTCCTCTTCGTCGCCACATCCCTGTCCCCGCCGTCCTCCGCCGTGGTGACGTTACGGACCCACGGCCTCCTCCCCGGTCCCGGTCCGGGGGCGATGGTTGACAGGGCTCCGGGGGCGTGGGGACGGCGGGCCAGTTCGGTGGTGCGCTGCGGGAGGCTGTTCCAGGAGTTCACGGCGTGTCGTCGGGCAGTCCCGAGCCCGGCTTGCGGACCTCCGGCCAGTCGGGCGGGTTCTCGATCGGCAGCGCGCCGTCCGTGGTCAGCTCATGAGAGTCCGCGACGATCACGGCCTCGTGAACACCCCGGTCTGCCTCAGCGGCCAGCGCTGCGGGCTGGGCGGGGGCCATCGTGGCCTGCGCAGCCGCGCGGAGTTGCTCGCGCCGGTACTCCGCCGACGTGGGCACCCATGGCTCCAGGCGCTTCGCGGCGGTCTTCCACCACATGGACCGGCCCTGGAGTTCGGGGTGGTTATCGCCGCCGTCCATCCGGTTCCACGGGCTGTACTTGTCGTCCCGCTTCCAGCCTCCGGATGCGCGGGCTGCGAACACGTCGTTGCGGCTGAGCAGGACAGGGCGGGACCAGTTCCCGGTCGTGAACTGGGCGACGCCGTACACGCCCACCATGTCACCGCGGTTCGGGTCGCCGTCGTCGCCGAAGAAGTCGGCTCCGGTGGTGCCGGGACGGGCGGCGAAGTGATGGACGGGCTTCTCGTCCTCGCCCTCGGTGAACCGGAAGTAGTCCTTGGCGCACACCTCGCGCACGACCACCTTGGCCACGGCACCGGACCGGAACATCCGCTCGATGACACCCCGGTACCCTTCGATGCCCAGGACCCCGCCGTCACGAGGGGTCAGGTAGAACTCCTCGGTTCCCGGCTGGTGACCCTTGGCGGCGCACCGGTACAGGGCGATCAGCAGCGTCTCCGGCTTGGCGGCGGCGAACTGCATCAGCTTGTCGTTGGCGAGCAGCGCGGCCCACGCGGTGCCCAGGAACGTCTTCACGTCCAGGTGGTCAGGGAGGATCGACTCAAGGTGACTGGCCTTGGCCCACATCAGCTTGTCGAGGCCGCCGCCGTCGCGCTTCTCCATCGCCCTGGCGATCGTCTGGGTGGTCATCAGCGTGCTTCCTTCGCAGTCCGGGCGGGAACGAGCTTGTTGACGGTGCAGGCTTTGCGGACGTGCTCTTTCACGTCGTAGACCTGCCGGGTTGCGACTACCTGGCCATCCGGGCCGAGCGCCCGGCGGCCATCGCCGAGCCGGGCGCGGATGCGGTTCTCGGCGAGGCTCTTGCGCTGCTCGGCTTTCTTCGCGGCGGCGCACGCGGCCTTGTACTGGCGCTCCAGGGTCCGCGAGATCGTGACGTCGGTGTCCTCAAGGCCGGAGTGCAGCTGCTTCAGCGCCTCGCCGGTCGCCGGCCGCCAGTCGACGTCCGGTTCGCGGCCGGGCCGGAGGTGCCGCTCGAGGAACAGTTCGGCTTCCTCGCGTAGCAGCTTGAGGTCGGCGCGGGCGTCGGCGTCCATCGTGATCTCGTACACGCGGAGCTTGCGGGAGTGCAGGAACAGGCAGGGGATAAAGGCCGTCTCGACGCCCATGACGTCCATCTGCCAGAGTGCCTGGCAGCGGTAATGCACGGGTATCTCGTCGCTGCCGTCTTCGCCCCACCCGTCGTAGGTAGCCGAGGTCTTCGCCTCAGCTACGGCGTCGGGGACGTTCTGGAAGTCGGCAGCGGGCCAGAACCGGTCGTTGTCCCGTTCCCATACCAGCCGGTCGGGCGTGGCCATCTGCCACGGGCGGCCGGGATGGGCGTACAGGCTCCGGCCGTCGCCGCCCACGATGAACTCAGGGTGCTGCTCCGCGAACATCTCGCAGACCAGCGACTCAAAATGGCGGCCGACCCGCATTTCCACGTTGTCCCCGGCGCGCTCAAGGTCGCCGCGCTTGCGGTGGTACAGCGCGAACGGCGACTCGTACGGGCTGAGGCCCATCACGACCGCGATTTCCGAGGCGGTGATTCCGTTGTCGCGGGCGGCCAGCCATTCGGCCTCACTCGCGGTCGGGACCAGGAGCGCGCTCACTTCTCCCCCTCTGCTGCCGGGAGCAGCCGGATCACTTCGCCCGTCCACCCGGTCACGTCTTCTGCTGCCTTGGCCAGGGCCTCGGCGAAGGCTCCGGGCTCGTCCGCCAGCTCCTGGAATGCGGCCTCCGGCTCGTCGGCCCCGTTGTTGATGTCGTTGTAGGTCTTCAGCGCCCCGTAAAGGTCGGCCACGGCCTCGCCGATGGCCTTGCCGTGAGGTGCCCACTCGGACTCCATGGCCCGCCGGTAGACAGCCCAGCCCCGGTTGACGGCGTGCTGTTCGGCTATGACCGTCTCGGCCTCGGTGGCAGTGATGCTCATGACGCCGCACCACCGTTCAGGGCCGCAGGGACAGGGTTGAGCGCGTCGCAGGCGTCCATGAACACCCCGGCCATCAGGGCGCAGAACCGGGGGTCTGCCGAGCGGAGGACCAGGTGGCCGTCCGGGCCGGACCCGATGCGGACGACCGCCTGCCCGTCCTCGGTGCCGAGGAACGCCGGCGTCCCCTTCAGGTACACCATGGGAGTCGGCGGCCCCTCGAAGGGGATCGCGTCGAGCACGGCGGTTGACGCGGGGGGCGTGATTGCGGCGCGATTGCGGCGGAAGGGGAGGTTCATGCCGCCACCCGTCTGAGCATGATCGTGTCCTCGCGCCCGGCCGGCTCCGCCTTCGCTGCGGCGAAGGCAGCCCTCGCGGCCTCGGGCACCGAGCTGAGGCTGATGCCCGCGCTGACCATCCGGCCGCCCCACGTGCCCTCGCCGATCGCGCATCCGAACAGGCTGCGCCTGGCGATCGCGGCACTCGCGGCGAGCGTCGCGCGGAACTCGGGGCAGTCGGCCAGGTCGGCGTTCAGGTCCGGTATGTACCGCTGCATCGGCTCGCGGTTCTCCGGGGTGTCCCACTCGGCCCACTCCTGGGTGGCCTCCTTTTCCTGGCTGTCTCGCGATCCCAGGTTGATCGGGCCGAAGGCACCCAGGGCGTACAGCTCGCCCCAGGTCGCGGGCCGCACCCCGATGGCGTCACGCACCAGGGGGCTGCCGTCCGCGCCAAGGCCGCCCGTCAGCTCGAGGGAGACGGGACGCGGGGCGTAGGGGCGCGGGTCCGGCGCCGGGTCGGTGATCAGGTCGTGGGGCATGTCAGCCGGGGCGATGGCCGCGGTCGGCTCGGGGTCGGCGGGCTCGTGGGTCACCTCGGCGGCAGGTGCTGGCCGCTCTAGCGCGCCCGTGCCCGTGACCGGGCTCTGCCAGCGGCTGATGGCCTGGGTGAACTCGCCGGGCTTGTCGGCCAGCAGCTCCGTTTCCGCCAACGGCGTCAGGACGGGCGCGGGGGCCTGCTTGCGGCGCAGCCACCAGGGGCGGCGCGACGGGCGGGCCTTGGCGTGGCCGTGAGCGGGCGGGACGTCCTGCTCCCGGCTGACGGCTTCCGCTACTTCGGTCAGGCGGCCGGTCTGTGCGTCCCTGAGCCACGCTCCGGTCTTCTCGCCGTACTGGTCGGTGGTGATGGCCATTAGGCGGCCTCGCCTTCGGTCTCGACCGGGATGCGGACCCA